ATCAAATAATGGATCTTTAATAAGACCTACTGTTCTAAATTCACCTGAACCAGGTAGATTATACTGCTCTGTATAACTATTTGCAAATGTGACAGCAGCACTAACGTATTGAGCGCCTAGTTCAAAAGCTGCATTACTACCGTGACCTAGAACGGGACTAATTAACGGTTTTAAAGATGCATTAGATCCAAAATTAGGATTAGCAGATACTGCTGCATTTGCTTCTGTATAATTACTGCCAGGATCAAAAACTACAATTGAGCTAATAGCGGTAGTTGTGGTATTTACTAGACTATACGCCGCGGCGTTTGATCCATCACCTGTAATGGTAATTTTCGGAGAAATAATATATTCTGTCTGCTCGTTCGGTAGTAGCTTAATAGCTGAAATATTGGCTGTGCCACTGGACGTACTTACTATACTTGATCCTAAAATAAAAGATCCAGAAGTACTTGTTAGTGTTACTGTAGGATTACTAGCTACCGCGGTGACGTTAGCGGATGTATTTGATGTAACACCTATAATAGGCTGATTAATAACAAACCCAGACCCTGTAATGTTTGATATAATAAGTCTTGAACTATTAGCGAACGATACTACACCGTTAGTGGAACTACTCGATTGTGTAATAATTTCACCTAGATCGTAGTTACCTGTAGCACTACTAATTGTTAGAATACTTCCATTAACATCAGCAAAAGAAATAGTGCCGCTGGCAGAAATATCTGAAATACTTGAAACTGTAGCTGCAGAGTTTACTTTATAGTGCGCGTTAGCTACGTAAGCAGCGCTAAACGGACCCGCTACTGTTAGACTTGTGTTATTAGCAATAGCTGTAATACGATGAAAGAACGAACCTACTTTTATATAATCACCAACGGTATAAGCAGTAGTAAATCTAGCATTAGCAGCAGCTGTAACAGTGTTGGTAGAAGTACTAGTTGTAACTGTACTGTTACCAATTGTAGTACCTCTACCAGCATCTACAGCATAGTTATTTAAAAACTCTGTAGTGGTTAGCAGTTTAACTCTTAAGTAAGAGCTGTTAGCTGTGACAATTGTAGCTGCAGCGCCAGTAAAACTCTGAGTAATTGTATCACCTGGCTGAATATAACCTGATTGTGAGGTAATAGAAATAGCTGTTAGGTTTTGAGTAACTACATCATTAACAGCAAATGTACCACTTACATTTGCAAGAGTAAGGTTAGTTTTTAGATCTAATGGATTGTCTAGAATTAATACTTTAGACGCACCGTCATAATCAGACACTGTTCTTATTTGACCTGAACCTAGACCACTCTTAAAATAAATTGCCGAGCTAGTATAGAAGTCATTATTTGAAGATGCATTACTAGCAATTACAATAGCAGTTGCATTAATTACACTTTGAAGGATGCCAGTATTAAAAGTACCCCAGCCTGTTCCTCCGGTTTCTACTTTAATAGCATCAATACCACCTGGAATTGCAGCTGCTGTAATAGTAGAATTTGGAGTTACAGGCATATAATAATTAGAACCGAACTTCGTCATGTCACTATCCGAAATAGTATACATGTACTTCCAAACGTACCCATCTGAAGTCTTAAATGGTGTTGTTGACTTAATAGATGGAGCAACTACAGAATTACCTGAACCTGCTTCGATAACTTTATAAACAGACTTTACTGACGCGCTTGTATTATAAACAAAAAATTGCTTGGAGTAAAGATCAGCATCATCTTTGTCGTAAGCATAATATGGAGTATTATTTGTCCAATCGTACCGTTTAACAGTAGGTACTATATCTGTATTGGTAACTTTCTTGCCGTATAAAATATTATCATAAACTTCATGGTCATAATTTGACACAGCAGTATTAGTAGCAGGCGGGGAAGTATCATTAACCCATGGGGTTGAGTGGCCTACAAAAATATAAAAATTATCATTAGCTGATTTAACATCATCAATAAATCTATTTGCTAGATCTACGCTAAATTTCTTTGTAATGATTCCGGCCATACCATCTACCTAAAATATGAATTATTTATATCAGTAAAAACTATTAAGTCTGAGAAATAGCACTTTCTGATAAAGTAGCAAGATTATCAATGCGGTCATCTATAAACGCATATCTACCAAATAACTCTGTACCTGCTGTATGCAGTAAGGACTTAACTACATCTTTATACTGCATAAAGTCTATACCTGTGCGCATTTCATAAGAGTATTCTTGATAATATTTACTATCTTGAATATATTTGTCGGCGTCTAAGAAACCTCTAGAAGATTTCCAATAGCCTTCTTGGATACCGTGTGTTTTTACTACTGCTGCGCCTGCGACAGAGAAAAAAGAGCTATTCTTGGATAGTGTTACTGGTTCACCTACTTCATAACCTACTCCGCTATCGACTACTGATAGACCATAAACAACACCATTAGATGCGCCAGCTGATGCTTCTATGATAGCATCAGCACCCTTTACTCTATTATCTACACCTGGCAATTCTAAAGCAGCTATAATCGGTTCTATTATACTTACATAAGGATTTAGCGAGTAACCTGTACCGGGGTTAATACCGCTGAGATACTGAATAGTCCCTACTTCTAGTTCTTGATATGTTAGAGCGTCTGTGATTATAGTACCAATTTTTTCTATATCACCTAGTGTTACGGCTTTTGCAAAACTATAATTTGATTGATCTTTGTAGTAAGGTGCACCAGCCTGCGTACTACTAAAGTTAGTAGCAACTCTCATGAAGGTACTATTTGTAATAGAGGTTACTTCTCGAATTTGTTTAGCGGCGCCATTACTAACCTGAATATAATCACCAACTACAAGAGTAGTGTTGAAATTAGTACCTACACCTGTAACAGAATTAGCACCATTTGTTACAGATACTGTACCGGTAGCGTTACTTGATTCGTTAAAGGTAATAAGCTTCGTATCGAGCTTATCTCTTAAATAGTCAGTATTTACAGTAATTACTTCTTTATCAAAAATAGCTCCTACTTTGAAGCTAGCGCCTACACCTCCGCCAACAATATTTGCCACGCTAGAGATTGAGCCTGTATTACTACCACCAGCGATATTGTAAATAAATCCTTGTGCAGTAGAAGTATTACCTACTAATAAGAAAGTATTTCCACCCGTAGAATAAACTGATGTAGTAAACGACCCTGTTACGTTACCGACATAATAAGCAGTATTACCTACGTTAGGTACTACGCCGACGATTTGACCTGTACCTACATTAGCTGTTCCATTAGACTGGTAAACAAACTCACCATTTGCAAATGTCCCGGAGACGGGATCTAAAATAATTCTTATTGCTGTATATGCTGGCAAACCAATAGTAAAACTTGGCGTGGTCTGCTTTACTGTAACAACAGATGAATTTACGGCCATAACAAGACCATTCGCAGTCATTGTACCTGCGCTTAGTTGATATATCAATTGGTCTGTTCTAATATTACCGGTATTGGCAGCGTAACTTAATTGTAATTGAGAATATACTTGAGATAATGCATTTAGAGAATATCCGCTACCGCCATTAATTAGGTTAAAACTAGCACGGCCTTGCTGGTTAGTAATAGCAGTCACTTTAGCTTTAGCGTTATCACCTTTACCAGTAACATCTAAAATATCACCAACATTAAAATTAGCACCACCATCTGTTACACTAATAGCAGATAGTGAACCTACTGTTGTTGGTACTGCTACACCAATTATATTAGTAGTGTCTTCTGTTCTTATTCTCTCACCATAATCAAATACGCCTTGGAGATTAGATATTTCAAGAACATCTACTACCTTTTTATTGGCTAAACGTTGTGAATAATTCTCAACAATAGCTGTGGCACCGCTATTTACCCCTACAATTTTACGCCCAATATAATATTGAATATCATCTATAAAGCTAGTAATTTCAAGATACTTACCTTGATACCACTCACCATCAGAAACTCTAAGAATATCATCACCTGGGTAGTATATCTTTATATCTTTGTTATATAATGTACGAAATAATACTTCATAGCTTCTCTCAGAACCTTTAGACTTATAAAGATCCTGAATATTTTTAATTAGTAGTCTTTTACTTGCTTCTGTATCAAGTGGTATATTTTTAGCATATTTGTTTTTAAAATATACTAGGTACTCATCTAGCGTACTGTCTATATCCCTATATTCTAGAACGCGTCTTGCTTTATAGTTAATATTACTTGCCGTTTCTAGCCACTCAAAATAAGATTGTACAAAAGCGACAAGGATAGGGCCCTCATCCCTATAAAGTGCAGGAAATTGACTCTCAATAAATTGCGAGATATTTTTTTCAATAACTCTCATTTTATTCTTTAATCGCTACAACTGTAATTTCGTTAAGATTGCTATTGATTCGTAATACTGTATTTCTTAGCGCGGCGATATCTTGATTACCTGGCACGGCATAAAAAGTAATACCATCTCCAACATAATCATTTATAGAAATATTACTAATGTTAACGATACCATTTTCGTAGTCTATAGTACCTGCATTACTCTTAAGCACGTTTCTTCCAGTACCTGTAAGTTCATATACAAATAAGTTACCAGCACCATCTTCACCAAAATATGCAGCCCTGGTATTATATGTTATTTGAGATGAGTATAGAGAAAACTCATTTGTTAGAGGTCTTGACACTGCATAATCATCTCTTAAAATTTTATTACCAAAATATACAGTAGTAGAATAGTTCTGATTAAGTAACGGTATAATTGACTTGATCATTAAAACATCGGTTTGATTACTTACTACACTAGGATGAGAACTATTAATAGCTGTTAGTAATTTAGAATATCTAAATGTCTTGTTAAAATCGACTAGATTATCATTATTAAACGTGCTTATTGCAGAACTAACCAAGCTTTCGATCTGACTATTTGTAAGAACTGTCTGATTGACGTTATACTCAACAGTGGTCATTATTTTAAGATCAAGAAATTCAGGATCTTGAATAACTGGATTAATTGAAAGAGGAGACCTCTCGCGTACAAAGTTTAAAACTCTATCAGCTGTGGTTTGAGTTACGGGATTACCTGTCTGAGTAACAGGTGATATAACTACTCTACCATACTGAGGGGCGACAGGAATTTCTTCACCACCATATACACTTATAGATTTAATTTCAGGAAAGTTGGCAATAATAAGTGCTTTATAGTCGTCCTTTGTTACTACTCTATCCTGTGTTTGGAAGAATCTAGTAGCGTTAAACTTTATCGAGCTTAGAGACTCGTTTTCTGCGCCACCTGAAGCAGCTGATACTGTACTCTGCACCGATACAGTAAAACTATTAACTGTAGATTGAGGTGTAAAGGAAGATAACCCGTTTACGGTATTACCGGTGGCCACTCTATAGTTTACAGTAATAAGATTACCGTTATCTATTTTTTTACCTACAACACCATCACCAAAAACAATTTCATATTTACTATCTTCTGCTGCTTGCAAGAAATAAACTGTAGAGTTTGCATTGAGGCCGAAAATACTAGATGTAAAGTTATACTCAACCGAATTAGAGCTAATTGTAGAGGGACTTACAAATACTTCAATACTATCTGTATCTACTTTAGCATTGGAGAGTACAAAACGCTGATCGGTTATGCTTGTATTAACTACGAAATTTTCTGTAAGCAAGAACCCTTCGTAGATATTCAACTGCTTAATAAACTGATTATTACTATTACGATTAATAATAGTAGGCTCTGATGTAGAAAAAGTATATGTGCTATTACTACTTGTAGAGGTAAACTTATAATTCTGAGGTAGCGTAATCGTATAGATTGAATTATTAGTTACATTAATGCTAACTTCAATTGTTGCAACAGCAGAAGTATAAGAGCGTGGCAAGTAATTAAGTTCTTTTGCATGAGATACAATGGAATCGCGCAACGTTGCGGTATCCAAAAACATCTCGTTTCCAATCATATTTAAATAAAAAGCATTCTGATAAGTGTTGTAAGCAAGAATATCTAGCAGAACAGACATGTTAGATCCTTCAAAGTCATAGTCCTTGAAGCGGTCTTGACCCTGCAGATACGTTCTTAAGTTTGATCTTAGACCGTCGAAATCTAATTGATTAACTGGTAGAAAATTTGCCATTACCTAATCCGGTCTAGATAAAAATCTAGCGTTACTGGTTCTTCCCTATTTATTACACCAAAAGTAATAGAAATGCTAATAGCATTATTGTCTTCGAAAGGTGTAATGACTAGATCTATTAAGTTACATCTAGGTTCAAAGTTAGTGATTGTTTCTTCTATAACTTGTCTTAAAATATCTTGTGTATCGGGCGTAAAGTTTTCAAATAGAAGTTTACGAACATTACTACCAATATTATTCTTGAATGGTCTTTCGTAGAAATCAGTCAATAGTAAATTTTTTACAGCTCTTATAACTGCATAGTCATTAGTAACTCTAACGACATCATTTGATATTGGATGCCTGTCGAGATTAATATCGATATCTGAGTAATAGAGTTTTGAAGTAATAGAACCTGACATAAGTATACTCTTTTTAGGTATTTATTGATAAATTATATACCTCTAGCTCTATTTTCTAGAGTAGCACGTGCAGCGGCGATTTCCAACTCTTGACGTCTTCTACCGGTTAATTCTACAAGATCAGTCAAATCGTCATCACGCCTTATTGGGCTAGGATTATCACCTGGTTGCGGATACCCGCCAGATGAAGGGTACGGCTCACCAGTCGGTGTAGTAGGGGTAGGCGGTACTGGTGGTTGAGATAGAGTACTATTAATCGCGTTATTGTACGACTCTCTAATTGGACCGGTAA